CTGTCGGTGCGAAGACCGTTGGGCGTGTTGTTCAGGGTGTTGGCGATTATGTCGCAGGCGCTCCCGCCAGAGTGGCGGATCGCGCCCGCTCCGTTACGTTAGGCTCTGGCGTTGACCCTACCGCGATTGTTGATGATCTGATTGTGCGCGGTATGGGCGACAATGGCGGTCCGCCAATGGCGCCAGAAGCGCCTGTGCGTGATGTTGATGAACTTGGGTTTTATAGTCAGGCGCTTGAGGTCGCGCAGGGCTTGAAGCAGAAGAAAGGCACTGGCCAGCAGATGGAAAAGATGCTTATAAACGCCGGTGTAAAGCCTGACGAGATAGCGTTTACACCGGGCCTTCGCGGCTTGCTAGACCAGCCGCAGGTTACGCAGGAAGAGCTTGTTGGGCTTTTGCAGGATCAGAGGATTAGGCCGCAGGAAACTGTGCTTGAGGGGGCAAAGTTTGAAAGCTTAAACTTTCCGGCTAGAGCAGATGTTTTGACCCCAGAGCAACACTTTGACCCCATTGATCTTCAAGAAGAAATTGAAGACGCTCTGCACCTCAACACCGATGCTTATGTTGAGGCGGCGTTTGGCGGTAAAAAAACAGAAAAAGAAATAGAAGATTTAATTGAAAAAATAGATGAAGTCGGATTTCCCACGGCTGACGATATTGGTCAGGAAACGCTTGATGCGCTGTATTCGGTGGCTAGGGATCAGATTTTTGAAGAATACAACATGAACCCGACTTATCGCCTTGTTGATCCTGACACTGGATTTAAGATAATCGGAAATGATGTTGAAGGCTTTGATATTTTTAACGCAGATGGCGACAGAATTGCGGCCTATGAAAATTCTATTGCTGAGGCACGCGTGCGCGCGCAAGATTTGGCTAGGGATTTTGGGGTTGTATCTGGCGGATTTGATGACGTTAGGTTTAATCAGCCGGGTATGGTCGAAGAGGGTGGCACAAACTACCGCGAAAACCTTTTTCAAATACCAGAATATGAAGGTATGACGCGTGAGTTTTATGAGAAGGCTCATTTTGATGAGCCTAATATTGCTGTCCACACTCGCACAACAGACCGCAATACCGAGAGTGGCGTCAACGATGTTTTGTACGCTGAAGAGTTGCAATCTGACTGGGGTCAACAAGGCAGGAAATACGGATTTGACACTCCAAAAGACAGAGAAAAGCTAGCTCAAATAAAAAAGCAGGTAGAACCGATACAGCAAAAATTAAACAATGCTGTGGATGAGAGGGATGCTTTTTATAGAGACTTTATGAACAAAATCGCTAAAAAAGTTGGCGGTGTAAAAATAACAAATGACGAATTTGATAAAGATTATGCTATGGCCGGTTTGGCTATAAAAGCAAAAGACGGTTCAGAGCTTCTCAGCCGCAGTGAGGTAAACGCTCTTATGAGAGGCACAGACCAAGTTGCGCTAACTGCTGATGGCAGAGAACTTCCGATTGACCCGTCAAATTTTGACGGCGTAGACATTGCCACAAAGATGGGCGATCTTGATTTTAGAATAAGAAGCGCCAGAGATGAGCTTGACAATACTAGAGGTGAATTTAGGGCTGACATACCTATAGGCCCACTTGTCGGAAACTCAGAGAAATTTGCCGAAGCTGGCATTAAGCGTCTTTTGATGCAGGCCGCCAACGAAGGCAAAAGATATGTGTCGTTTTCGCCGGGGGATTTGCAAGCTGATCGTTGGAACAACCCCGGCCTTGAGGTTTATTATGACGAGATCATCCCGAAAGTAGCTAAAAAAGTAGCCAAGCGCTTCGACAAAGACGCCTTTACTGGCAACAAATACATCGAAGAGCTAGGCGACCGTTTCACCATCGAAATCACGCCAAAGATGCGCGAGGCTATTCAGAAGGGTGTCCCACTGTTTACCACAGGCGGCGCGGGCCTCCTCGGCGCTGGTATGGCTCGTGAAGAGCGGTCACAGCCAGCCGAAGGCATCCTCTAATGCCCCCAAGCGCACCTAAAGACCCACGTCTGGCTAAATATGGCGTTCAGGGTTACAATATGCCCAAGCGCACGCCTAACCACCCGACCAAGTCGCATGTGGTTGTGGCGAAGGTGGGTGACGTGGTCAAGGTCATCCGCTTTGGCCAGCAGGGCGTGAAGACGAACCAGACGGTTGGCCAGCGCAAGGCGTTTGAGAGCCGTCACGCGAAGAACATAGCCAAGGGCAAGCTGTCTGCGGCATATTGGGCGGCGAAGGTTAAGTGGAACCCGAAGAAGACCAAGTCACCGTCTAAGAAGTGGAAAAAGGGATCGTAATGGCGGGCTTATACGCAAACATTCACGCAAAACGTAAACGCATAGCCGCCGGTTCCGGCGAGAAGATGCGGAAGGCTGGCGACAAGGGCGCACCGACTGCGGCGGCGTTTAAGAAGGCCGCGAAGACAGCGAAGAAGAAAAGGAAAAAAGCATGATTGTTTGTGATAATTGTCCGTATCGCGGGCGCTGTGAAAATATGGGGCGCTGTATACAGGGCAAGAACGCGCACATCTCATCTGAGACGATCCGTCCGCCAATTCTGGACGTGAACACCACCAAGGGTCCGGCGAAGACTGCCACCCCTGAGCCATCCTCCACCTTCAAGAAAATGGCCAAGAAGATGGCCAAGAAAGGCAAATGATGTACGGCAAGAAAAGAGTAACGCCGCCGATGCAAAGCCCTGTCCGCCGCCGTCCACGCGTGGGCGACATGAACGAGGCTATGGGCAACCCGATGATGGCGATGCCGGTGACACCTCCAAAGCCTAGCCCACGGCGCCGCAAGTCAGAGGGCCACAACACCACGTTGGGCAAATACGCAAAATAGAGGGCATTATGGCCAAAATGGACGACTACCAGCTATCGAGCATCGTCTCCTCCGAGATTGAGGACTCGCTCAACCATTTCGACAGCGAGTACACGCAAGAGCGTCTACGCGCCATCGACTTTTACCTCGGCGAGCCGCTAGGAAACGAGCAGGCTGGAAAGTCGTCCGTTGTGGACACCACATTCGCGGATACGGTTGAGACCATCATGCCGAATCTGATGAGGGTGTTCACGTCAAACGATCAATATGTGCGCTTCGCACCGCGCACCGCCGAGGACGTCAAGGGCGCGGAGCAGGCCACGGATATGGCCAACTTTGTGATTAACCACGACAACGCTGGCTACAAGGTGTTGCACACTTGGTTCAAGGACGCGCTGATGTTCCGCCTCGGTGTCGTCAAATACTTCTGGGACGAGACCGAAGAGGTCAACGAGGAGGAGTATAACGGGCTGTCCGAGGACGAGCTTGTGATGCTCCTGAACGACCCAGACGTTGACGTTGTCTCGCAGGAAGAGACTGTCACCGAGACGATGATGGCTGATGACGGCACGCTTGTTCCGCTCGCCAGCACCTATGATTTGAGCGTCAAGGTCACGCGCCGCTCCGGCAAGATCAAGATTATTAACGTGCCGCCCGAAGAGTTTCTGGTCTCCCGCCGTGCCGAGAGCCTAGAGGACGCGCACTTTGTGGCGCACCGCACAACGATGACCGTCTCCGACCTTGTGGCTATGGGCTACGATCAGGAAGAGGTTGAGGCGCACGCAAGCTCCGGCGATCTGGACGTTGACCGCGAGCGCGTGAGCCGCTTCCAAGACCTAGAGGCCGCCACAGGCACCGATCCGGCTGATCCGGCTCTGCGCGAGGTTCTGTACTACGAGTGCATCATGAACATCGACTTTGACGGTGACGGGATCGCTGAGCGCCGCCGCATTTGTGCCATTGGTGACGGCGGCTCTCACATCCTGCACAACGAGCCATTCGATCACATCCCGTTTGCGGTTGTGACGCCGATTATGATGCCGCACCGCCTGATCGGGCGCTCTATCTACGACATGACCGAGGACTTGCAGGTCATTAAGACCACGCTGATGCGTCAGTATCTGGACAGCGTCTACTCGTCCAGCATGCCGCGCGTTGCGGCTGTCGAGGGGCAGGTGAACCTCGATGACCTGCTTTCGGCAACCCCCGGCGGT